TATGGTATTTAATAACACCACTATTCTCATCACCCCAGTTGTCTAAAGCTGCTTGAAGTATTCTTATATTGTCAAGTGCTACTTCTTGTTCTTCAGTTAAAGCTGGTTGTGGAAGTTGTTGTAATTCTATAGATGTATACTGTTTAGCCCCACCTGCAATGTAATTATCTAACTGTACTTGAGCATCTGATAAGTTAGATACCACCATAATGCTGATAGGTTTTCTACCAGATTTGATTTTATTGTGTACATAAAAGTCAGATACTACTTTGATTTCATGCCAGGATTCTCCTTTAATTCTATCACCACGTTTGTTATCTGCAGTAAGACTAGAGAAGTCTTGGATTTGAGACTTAAGGAAAATGTATTTATCTTCTCCCTTACTACTCTTCATTATACCAACAGCATTCTCTTTAACTTCTTTTAAAGACTTAAAGCTGTTAAAGTCTGGGAAGTTAGTAATATCACCAAGTCTTTTCTTCTCAGCATCTAACTTATCTTGAAACTCTTTCTTAGCTTCATTGTACATCCAAGCTCTTTTAGCTGGATCTACAAGCATAACAATACTAGCAGACTTTAAACTTTTAGTATCACCAGATAGTTTTCTAGCTTGAAAGATATCATCTAGTTTTTGTGAGAAGAAACTATCAATAGATTCAGATACTAAGTCTGAGTCTGATTTACTTAATGCATCTTTACTAGGTTTAGTAGTACTAACAATACCACGGTCTAGTTCAAAGAAATGTACATTCTCTATTGAAGCAGTATAGTCATTGATTCTACCAAAGAAAAGATTCTCATAGAGCTCTTTTACTTTTGGTATATTCATTATATCTTGAACAGCTTCTTTTTTAGAGAACTTAGATTTTATAGCATCAAAGATACTTTTTAAGAAGTCTAAGATTTTTCTAAACAAGTTGGTCTTAACTGGTGCTTCTTTAAATGGTTTTTCATTTTTAGCATAAGTTCTAAAGTCTTCTGCTAAGATTTCTTCAAGTTCAAAATAACTTTTACCAGCATATGGTTGATTACCGTTCTTATCAGTATAGTTTCTTAACTCATCATATAGTTTGAACTTCTGATCTTTAGTTAAGAACAACTGTGAGAATGCGTGCCATGATTCATGGTATACATCTACATAGGAACCTTTTGCTGGATTGATTTGGATTTCACCAAGTAAACCTTTACTACTAACATTAGTGGGGTTAAAAAGATTAGCTGCAGACAAAACAAACTTAGCATACACATTAGAGTTAACTAAGTTAGCTGCTTGCTCAAGTGACAAATATTTTTGAAGTTCTTTACCTGCAGGGCTATTCTCCCACCAGTTCTTAGCATTAGCTTGAACTTGTTTAGCTAATATTTCATTTACATAACCAGCTCTTTGTAAATCTTCCCAACCAGGAATGTCAGATATATTTACACCTGGATTAGTTACTACAGTACTAACTGTAGAGTTATCATTGTCAGGTGTAGGGATTTCTGGATCAGCTATACCTTCTACAACATCAATTGCAGCTTCAGTATTTTTCTGAACCGGAGTTTGTTTCTTAGCAAACTGTTCATTAGAACTTTCACGGACATAACCTACAAGCTTATCATTTGCATATACAGCAATAGCATTGTATTTAATTCCTTCTGTTGTCTGAAGTTCTGGTACAAGTTCTAGTCTAGCTTCTACATTAAGAGCTTGGCCTGTAGATAATGCTTCTTCTGTAACTTCTGCAAAGTTCTCAGGAGTAATCTTTAATTCTTGATTGTAGAATCTAGCTTTATTACCATTAGCATCAAAGAAGTCAAAACCTGTAGTTGTAGTAGTAGGCTTAGCAATTCTACCAGTAATTACTTCTCCATTCTCAAGTCTCTCAATAAGTGCTGTTCTAACCTTAGCTACATCTGAGTCATCTTGAATAGCTTTATCAGCATTGTTCTTATAGTTTGTTTCATTAGCCTTTTGTAATCTAGCTAAGATATCATCTGGCTGAGAAAAAAGTAATGAGTAATTGTAGAATCCTGGATCAAGATTAGTAATATCAATAGTAGCATCTACATTGTTCAATAGAAAATCTAAGTAAGGTTCAGTCCCTATTGTTTTAGTTCCTATATCATATCTTAGGTACTTACCATTTTTTCTAGGTTCCTCTGCATATACAATCTTAGTAGGACCACCATTATTACCTTCAGTCAATGCAGTATACAATGCTGTTTTAATATTAGCAATGTCTTGTGCGGTTGCATTTTTTAAATCTTTGTTAGACAGTTTATATGGTGTATATACTCCTTTCAATCCTGTTTCTGGATAAATTTTAAGAGTAACTACTTCTGTTTCTGGATTCATCAAAAGAGCATAGTTTCTTAAGCTAGGATGAATTGTAGAAGGAATAAACTGATTAATATAGCTTTGCTTAATACTAAATGGAATCTCTGGATTAACTATAAACTCAGCAATCTCTGTTGCTAACTCATTAGTAATATTAGGTCTTTCTAAAAGAAAGTTAGTTCCATTAAGAGTAATTTTTGCTCTACCAGCAGCAGTACCAGATTTTATGATACCAATACTGTCATATACAGCATTGCTCATTCCTGGAAACTTAATGATATCTTTTAAGCTAATGTAACTTGAAGTCAAGTAACTAGGTACACCTGTACTAATTCCTGTTAATGGAATCTGCATAGGTTTAGTATTTACTATTTCTTCTTTAAGGTTGTATAATCTTTTGAGACTTTCTTGTTGCTGCTTGTCAATCATCTTAACAAACTCAGCATAATCTCCATCTGAAGGCTGATAAATTTTTTCAGCTATTTCCTCAGCTGATTTTATAATGTTTTCAGTATCATAAATATCAGTAGCAGTGTATCTATTATTCTTAATACGTACATCTTTCATGAACTGGTAAACTAACTTACCTTTCTCTTGAGTAGTAATGTCTCCATTCTCATCAAAGTAAATAGGCTTACCATCTTTATCACTTACTACAAGAATAACTCTATTGAAAGCTTGTGTAACTCCAGGTTGGTTTAATCTGTTTTTAACTAATGTTTTAGATTTTGTAACTTCTGCCACAGTAGTTTTATCCATGTAAGGAATATTATCTTTATTTGTGAAGTTTGCTAAGTTGTGACCTACTAAACTTAAGTTCTGTCCTTGGTAACTAAATACAGTTGGATCTTCAAGCATTGAGAATGCTTTAGATAACTTATCTAGTGTATTGATTAATACTTTCTTTTCCGGATCTAATTCTTCAGGAAATAAAGCATTCTTAGTTGCAGGATCTACTGTAACAAAAGGAATCATAGTTCCTCCAAATACTATAGGAGAAGCAAACCTTGGAGAGTGGTCATATCTACCATCCTCATCATCTTCTTCTTTACCTTCATTTTGCTCTTCATTTTTAGCACCTTCTCTAGGTCCTTCAAGATCTGGCTTAGCATATAAATCTGAGATAATTTTGGATAAGTTATCTGGATTAGAATACTCAGCAGCCTTAGAAAATAAATTAGCAATATATGCTGAAGAATCAATCTTACCCATAAAGTCAGTAATTAACTGTGAAGCTATAATAGACGGAACTACTTGCAAAAAGTTTGCTGCATTCTCTGGGGTTGACCTTTCAGCTATCAGATTAAAAAGTTCTTTCATAAAAGAATCAGGATTAAACTCCTGACCCTTTGTTAAAAGTTCTTTATAAACTTTTTTGTATACTATAGTGATTTGGTCTTTTGTTAAAGCACAAGTTATCATTACTTACAAGTTAAATTTTCTAACAATTCTTTATCAATCTTATCCATTGATTGTTTTTCAGCAGCAGCTTTTGCATCAGCCATACCATTAAGATCATTTTTTAAGAAGTCATTAAGTACTTCTGTAGAATATTTTGCAAGATCTTTTTCATCCTTAGTAGGCTTATAAGTGGTTGCATTATCACTTGATCCATCAAGTACGTCTTTTAACATATACTGTTCATTAAATTGATCCAATCCTACTGTATAAGGCTTTGGTCTTTTACCACCATCCTTGACTAGTGTTACCGTATTATCTTCAGTATTATAAGAAACAACTCTTACTTTACCTCCTTCTCTAATATACGGATTTTTTTGCTTTTCACTAGTAAAGATATTAGTTTTAGCCTCATAAATGTCACCTTTTTGGATATTAGTTTCATTCATTATAGGTAATTCATTGTTAGCTATTTCCTGTTCTCTTTGTGCAAGTAAACTGTTTAAATTATTTATACCTTCTGAAGTAATAATTAAGTCATCACTGATAGCTTCATTAAGCAATTTTCTAGCTTTCTCAATATCAGTTGCAGTACTAATTTCTTTAGTTAAGTTAGCTACTGTAGTTGGGTCATCTAACTTACCTTCTAAACCTTCTTTTGCAATGATATCATCTCTTAAAAGCTTAAGGTCTTCAATCTTAATCTGGAGTCTTTTCTTCTCATCAGTTCTTGTATACCTTGCTTGCTCTTTAGCAGTAAGCTCACTGATAACTTGGTTAGCTTGTTTAATAGCAGTTCTTGGTCTACCATTATTAGCTTCAAAGTTTATACCCTCAACAGTAGCTATGAAGTTTTGAGTTTCACCTAAGAATTTAGTATTACCCATCAGAGTAAAGATTTGTCTTTGATAATCTGACAATTCTTTAATCTCTGTATTATCAGTACTTTGTGTTTTAAGGTACTGAATTCTTTTTACAGCCTCATGGATTAATTCAGAATAAGCTCCCATAGTAGGTGCTAAACTTTTTACTTCAGCTGCAGTAACAATACCTGATTGTTTTAATATATCTACGGCCTCTTCTTGACCTGTTGTCGGAGAAGATGTGCTTTCTGCAATTCTTTCATGGAAAGAAAATCTTTCAGCAAATGGAGAATCTTTCTTGAGCTCTTCTATAATAAAAGGACTATTGTCATCAAGATCAATATTAGCAAAGGATACGGTATTAGCTAAAGGTACAAGTGAAGCTTTAAGATCTTCAATTGTTTTCTTAGCTGCTTCTTCAGTATTTCTGTACTTATTAATGATGTTCTCATATGCTGAAGCTTTAGGAGTATTAGCTGCAGGTGGTTGTAATTCTTGTCCATTTAGAGCAGGAAGTTCTGAACCATCATCATTCCATTCAAAGTCTACTTCTTCTTCATCATCTGCTAATGGTCTTGTAGGAGCAGCTTTTTTCTTAAGTGGAAGTATCTGGTCTAACTTATCTTTGTATGCATCAGGATACAAAGGAATAAACATACTACTCTTTGTTTCTGATTCATCTACATCAAAGTCAATGTCTCCTGCTTCAGTAACTACATAATTACCATTATCATCTTTAGGGAATAGTAATTGTTTGTAAATAGTTTCTGTTGTAGGTTTACCAGCTTTAATAATCTGATTAGTTTCTTTATTAGTAACTCTTTGAACAGGAAGTAATGCTACTTTAGCTTTTACACCAATCATGTTCTCTAACATTCTAGCATAAGCACCTTGCTGTAAAGTATAGTTTTCTCTTTTTGAGAAATACTTTTTAGTAGCATTCTTTAGTCTATTAACTTTATTAAAGTTATTCCACTTAGTTTCACTACCAGTTTTAAGGTCTACAATAAAGATATTACCTTTTCTGTCTGCCATAACAAGGTCAATCTCCCCGGCAATTCTATCTTTAGAACCATCAGGCTTAGTAATATCTGAATCATATACTACAAGACCTCTACCTACAATATAAACTTCTCTATCATCTACTCTTCTTTTAAGCTCAGTAAGATACCCTGTTTCACCAAAGAGGTTGTCATATGCTTCTCTAGTAATAATCTTCTCATCAAACTCTGGCTTAATACCTTTTTCAAAGTAGTCTTTAGCATCATCTACAAAGTTTCCTACAATTCTACCATCTTCATAAGATCTTTCTGCAGCAAACTTTTGAATAAGCTCTCTTGTAGTATCAGAAGAAGCTATATCTTCAACTGCTAATTGATCTACAATAGATTTTACTTTATTAATATTTTGTTCTACTACAGTTCTTGTATTAGGTAACTCATTATCAATAGGAGTTAAATCTTTATTTATAAAGTTATCTATATGATTACCTTTTCCAGGGACTTTTGGAACATCCCATTCTCTAATATCTCCAATATTTATATCTAGTTCTTGTGATAGTGCTTTTAAAATAGGGCTACCATAGTAGTCATTTATTTCTTGGCCGGATAATTTATTTAACCAACCTTCATCACTGATGCCAAAAATCGGATACCATTTACCTGAGGTAACATCAACTTTACCACCACTACCTGTAGATAGATAGAATGGAACATTAATACCATTTACTGAAAGGACAACAATTTTTCTACCATTATAATCAATTATATCTGAAGTACCTTTAAGATATTTTTTACTACTAGTAGCATCATCCCATACAACAGTATCATAATCAATAGCTAATCTATTCTTTACAATATCTGCAGCTAATTTGGTGTTTTTAGGAGACTGTGCTCGTTCTAACTCAACTTCAAGATCTTGTTTTTGCTTAGTAAGTAGAGCAGCTCTTTTAGAGTTATCATCTGCATATGCCGCAGCAATCTTCTCATCAAGCTTGGCTAAATTCTTATTAATCTTATCAACATAAAGTTCCTGATCAATCTGAACTTTTGATTTACCTTCCAAGCTTTCTACAAACTGTTCTAACTCATCATATAGTTCACTGTTAAAACCATCTAGTTCTTCAGCTCTAATCTGAGCCATGAAGTTCATTGCAGATGTTTTGTTTAAACCATCTTTACCAATAGTTTTATTAAATATTGTATCAATGGTTGGGGCAGACTTATATGTATAGTCTTTACTTTCTACATCACGGATAGCATTAGTAACTCTTCTATGGATAAGACCTTTAATTCTATAAGCAATGTCTCCTTTTTTAAGTCCGGTAGTAGGGTCATCTTCAGTAAGCATGTAGCCTTCTTCAACACCCTCTTGTTGCTTAATAAGATTTTGTATAGCTTTAATAGATTTCTTCTGTTCAGGAGTATAACCTTTTAAAGTCATAGCATCTATGATCTTCTCAATGTTGGCTACTTCTACATTGAACTTTTTAATCTGCTCAGTGAGTTGTTTCTTTTCTTCAGCATCTTCAGATAAATCTTTAGCTTGTTGAAGAGCTTTAATTCTATCATTAATAAGATCCTGATAAACTCTTAAGTCTTTGATAGACTTACCTTTAGTACTAATAGTGTTACCTTCAAAAGTAAAAGTATAGTCAGACTTTTCTTCATCTGCTGCTGCAGTTTTGTCTTTCTTGAACTGTTCTTCTACTCTTTGTTTTTCTTTATTGTACTTATTAGTAATCTTTTCTACTTCTTTAGGATCAGGCATTCCTGTTTCAGGATCTTTAGGTAATGCATCTATGTCAGCTTTCATGTCAGCATCAAGCTTATCCATTTTGCTTTGATACTCCTTGTTTACAAACTCAGATTTAGGTTTCTTAACCGTCTCTCTAAGTTCTGCCATCTTAACAAAGTACTCACGGTATATTTGGTTATACTCTTCAGTACCTCTTTTGTAGACTTTATTAGTTGCAGCATTAAATATTTCAGTTGGAGGAGTATTGTTATTTACATACTCCTGGAAGTCTTCAGCACTAATAAACAATGCTTCATCTGCTAAAGCATTTAAAAGACTGTTCATCTCTACTTTAGTGATCTGATCTAAGATCATTTTAGTATAGTACTCTTCTCTATTATGATAGAGTTTATCCATCCATTCCGAGTTTCTTTGAACTAGGTCAATAAAATTCTCAGGGTTGTTTAAAGCTTCTACATACTTAGCAACTTCTTTATACTCATCATTAAGTTTATAGAAGTCTAGTAGTTGCTCAAAGCCAGCATCTAAGTCTTCATCAAAAAGAATCTCATCTTGCTCAAGGCCTAAAGTTTTTAAGTACTTGTGATGAGAATCTCTAAGTGATTTAATATATGGTAATGCTAAGTTCTCATCACTAGATGAACCAAGTTTCTGATCCATTCTCTCAATAATTTGTTCTTGAGTTGGTTCAGCACCTAATTCTTTTTTAAGTTCAGCAATGATTTCTCCAGCATATTGACCACGGCTAAAGAATCTGTTAAACCCTTCATAAGCTTCAGAGTAAGACTGTAATGAAGCAATCTTATCTTCTAAAGATTTAATTCTTTTTGCATTAGGTTTTGGACTAGCTTTTTCAGCAGCCAATTCTGTTTCAAATAAACCTACTTGATTAATTAAAGCATCCGGTTTAAAGATAGCTGTAGAATCTGTACTATTTAGAACATTAAACCCTTTACCTTGTGTATACTTAGTTTTAATTGAAGTTAACCTAGATTTTACATCTTCAAATGTTTCATTAAAGTATACAGCATTATTTACTGCTTTATTCCAAGCATGGTATGTTAATGCTTTACTGTGATAGTCTGGATCATTTTCATCCAAAGACATTACATCAATTGGATTAGGGTACTTACTTGTATAAGCTTTTTTCTTAGCTTTTACAGAATCTAATTTTTGTATAGACTGATCTATTCTGGATTTATACTTAGGAATTTCTTCTTGAGCAATACCACCCATAGCATCCATAAACTCATCATCCGTCATTTCTTTGAATGATCCAAGTTTATCTTTAAACTGATCAACAGTACCAGTTTCCATCATGAAAGAAACACTGTCTACAAAAGCTTGATTCTCTGCATCAAGAGCTTCTTTCTTTGTACCTGTTCTTTTAATTTGAGCAGCAATATCTTGTGCACCTAAATTGTAAACATTATCTGATAAAAACTCTCCAATTTTTACATCATTGAGTTGCTTAACTAAGTTTGAAGCAATATTTTCTTTATCAGTTTTCCATTTAGTATATGCTTCTTTTTTAAAGATTCTATTATACTGTACACTTAAGAAAGGAATAGCACTATTAACTGGGGCAGCAAATGTACCCATTAAAAAACCAGATGCAAATGTTTCAAGACCTTGTCCTGAAAACTGCTTACCTAATTCTTCTCTAAAGTAATCACCTCTTTGTCTAGCAAGACTATCTTTAATTGCAGCTTTAGAATACTCATAGCTTGATCTAGCATCAGAACCAAATGTATCAATGTAATATCTCTCATTAGCTCCTGCAATAACTTCCTGTAAGTTTTCTTGGATACCTTCAGAGAAGTTAGCCTTAAAGTATTTTACAGTACCTAATGCCGATTTGCTAAGAGGATCTCTATACCAGCTTTTAGCTAAGTTTTTAAGATTGTTTTTTTCAAAAGCAAAAGCTTTTGTAGTTTTATCATAAACTACTTTACCAAGTTTACCGAACTTACCACTCTCATATTTAGCAATATCATCAGTAACTGATTTTAAATAGTTGCGGATACCACCTCTTGGTCCAGTAATATTATCAAATGTAATTTTATTAGATAGGTATATAAGTCCGGTGTTTAAGTATAGAGTACTTAAAGAAGCTTCCTTAGCTTGTTTTCTAAATTCATACTCATCTTTATCTGTAGGTGCAACACCAGTTGCTTCATAGTGCTTGTTATATAGTTCATCAAACACTTTGTTTTCATTCATACCAGCCTCAAGTCTAGCTTCAGATAAAGCCATGTTAAGGTTTCTAACATCACGATAGAACCCTCCAGCAGTCTTGGATATTTTAGCTAAGTTAGTTAAGTTATCTACTTTAGATAAACCCCCTAAAGCATCCATAGTATTCTCTAATGGATTCAATACTCTTCCTAGATTACTTCTTAATCCAGCATCTGCAGCTTCCCAAAACTTTCTTGCTTCAGGTAAGTTACTAAATGTCTTAAGACTTTGACGTAATGCTTTGGCACCATCGGTTACCATACCAAAGCCTCTAAATATTTTACTAGCTTTATTTACATTATTAGCAGTTGTAAATGCAAAACTTGCTCCACCAGTAATTGGAGCTAAAACAGCTCCTGCAATTTCTTCTACCACAGCTTCTCCAATGATACCTGCAGTATAACCAAAGTTCATTAAAGTATTGTTGAAGAAACTACCAAAGCCACCTTTAGTAGACTGACCTATAGCTGCAGCTTCTTCATACAATCTAGCATCTTCTAAGTCAGCACTTGTAAAGTCCCCTTGAATCATTTTGGCTAAACTCTTAGGTCCAGACCAAAAACCATTCTTTAATAACGGAACAAATGAATGTGTAAGCATTCTATTAGCATCATCCCACCAAGTGGTTGCAGCATTAAAGTTTGCTTCATTATTTTTAAGTGGGTGAAACCCTACTTTATCAAAAGTCTCTTGACCATATGCTGCATATCTTTTATAGAATGCGTTTCCGGATGGACCAGAATCATAAGAGTATATTTTTCCATATACATTCTGATCTTGATTGGCTTGGTATAAAGAGTTTATGTATGCTTCATAAGAATCTCCAAAATCTTTTGGGCTTGCTTTTGGATTTGGTCCTGGAGCATTGGGAGCATTACCTACTACATTATCTCTAATTGCTCTGTTAGGTAAATCTGCTTTTGGTTGTGGGTATGCAGGATAGTAAACATCTGGAAAATTAATAGATTGTGGTCTAGGCATTCTTCCTTCAAAAGGAGAAAGACCTTGTGAATCTAATACAGGTCTATTAATTTTTCCAAACTCTGGACCCAATGAATCCAGAGGATTAAATACTTCAGTTTCTTCTGCCATTATAAGTATTATTAATATCTACCGTTGTAAATATCTGAATTGTATTGGTTCAGATAATCCCAGGAGTCAATTGTTTGTTGTCTAAAAGTTTCCAAGTTGTTTCCTAAAACACCGGTATTATTTCTGATAGTCTTAATATCATATTGTCCTGTTCTAGGATTATAGATAGGTGCTGCAGTTGTAACAATAAAGTCTCCTGTACCAAGATTATTTTTTTCAACTGTAAAAGACTTTCTTGGGTCTCTTGGATCTTGATATGTATAAGGACCTACAGCGTCAACATAAGATGCTAATGGAGAAGAGAATGAATTTTGGTAAAGATCATTTTCTAACTTATCACTATCCATAAAGAATGTAATACCATTTTTAACTGCATTAATATATTCAGCTTGAGAAAGTAAATTATCTGTTCCTTCCTCATTACCCTTGTACTGTTTTAACCAAGCAGCAGAAGGATGGAAAGTAACAGCTGATTTACCAAATTTGTTAGCTGCAATAGAATTAACAGAAACTTCAAACATATCCATTTTAGATTTAGGATTTTGCATACTGTTTCTTATTGCATTAAGCATTGCTAGACCAACATCTCCTTTTTCTGTAGATGCGCTATTAAATGCACTACCACTAATACCACTAAAGCTTACTCTATCTGAACTTGTATCAAACTTACCAAAAATATCATTGGCAACATTGTTAAAGATATACTGACTCTTACCACTCTTAGGGTTAATAGTAATTGCAGTTGATCCCATTGTAAATAGGCCTGTACCTTCATCCATCATTCCAGGAGGTACTCCAGGTAATTTATTAATAGCTGGTTTAATTACTTTAGTATTAGAATAAGCACCATGAGCAGCTTGACGTATGTCTTCATATTTAACATCTTTTTTCCAATCTGGTTTAGACACATAAGTGTTACCAGAAGTTCCCATTGTTAGAGATGAACCTGTACTAACGTATAAAGGTGTACCGCTTGGTTTATTTTTTTCTCTAACAGTATTAGGTAAAGCAGCATAAAATTGATCTTTACTTCTCATTTTACCTTTGTCATCAAAAAGATATTTAGCATATTTAAATCCATTTTGCTCTAAATTTTTAACTACAGCTTTAGAAGATTTAATTGCCCATTGTTCATTAGCCTTTAAGTAATTATTATAATCATTAAATACTAATGATGATTTAGTATAGTTTTTAAACTCTTGTCCTTTAAGAATAGAACTTCCTGCATTATTACTTACCCAACTATTAAATTTACTTTGAATTTTAGCAAGATCTTTATGTCCAATATCATTTTGTAAAAAGTAATAACCATACTTATTAAGTTTATCAGAGAACTTCTGACGGCTAATATTCTTATAGTTATTGTGACTAAATATCTGGCTTGCTTCTTTCTCAGTCATCTGACCACTAGCAACAAGTTTATCTACCATTACAGTCATGTTTTTCATAAATGGTATACCAACATTTTCAGCATGTTGTTTTGCAATAGTCTTACTTACCATTCTGTAATCAACTTCATCAGTTACATTTCCTTTACCTTCTGATTTAACGTAAGTGTGTTCCTGATTTTCATAAGGTACAATATTACCTTGCTCATCTTTATAAGCTTCACCATTGTCAAGTTTTTTCTGATCACTTTCAGCTTTAACTTTAAATGCTTCTGTAAGTCTAGCTTGTTCTCCGGTTGCAGCAATTTCAGCCATTCTTAACTTATGCTCTTGTTCATTAACTGCATATGGGTTAGCTTCCATATCAATCTCAGCATTAGTGTAAGCAAAGATGTTAGCAGCTTCAGCTAAGTCTTTTTGCATAAGAGTAGATGCCATACCATTATCTACTTTCATCCTTAAAGTTTTAATATCTCCATAAGGATTTTTAAAACCAGAAGAAGTACTAGGTGTAGATGATTGACCATCATCAAGCATTTCTGCAGATTGTTTTGCTCTTTCAAGATTCTTATTATTAACATCTCTGTTCATTTTAAGATTCTCTAATTGAGCTTCTGTATCTGGATCAGCTGTACCGTCTTTAATTTGTTTTTCTAAGTCAGCAATCCTAGCATCATAAGCTCTAGACTGTTGTTGCATACCCTTATAACGGGCCACACTTTGTTGTTTAAGAACATTAAAGCTATCCTCTAGGTACTTCATTTCAGCAGCATTCTCATCACCACCAAACATAGCAGCATTAGTCTTAGCATATGACTTTCTATCTACATAAGCTTGTGTTGCATATACTTCTTGCACCCTAGGATCTGATCCTAATGTAGCTTCAAACAAATTACTAAGTGGTTCAATTAAGTTTTGACCATTCTTAGTTTTAATAATCCACTCACCATTCTTACCACCAAACTCAATATTTTCTACAGATAGTCCAGCTTCTTTAGCAATCTTTTGTGCTTCTTTAACAGTATTTACATATGGTGTATAAGAAGCATTACCAAAGCTAGCAGCTTCACCTGCTGTAGCATTTTTAAATTCTTCTCTTTGAAACTCTAGTGCTTGTACACCTGTATCCCAATACATAGAATTTCTTTCACCATCAGCAGAACCTTTGAAGGCCATTGCTTTATTGATCTGGCTTCTATAGTTCTTTGTCCAAGCCATATCTTTAACAAGATCTTTATCTTCATAGAATGGTTTGAACACCTGGGTTGCTTGAGTAACATTTTGCTCAAGAGATAAATCTAACTGAGAAACTCTTTTTAGATTAAATTCTATATCCTTCAGATGCTTGTCTCTTTTTTCAATATTATCATCCCGTGTAAGTTCAGCATTATAGTACTGACCATACATATTATTAAGAGCCTTCCAGTTTGTATCATACTGTGTTTGCTTAGTGCGTAACACATTATCATAGAAATTTAAGTCAGGCTGAAAAGGCTGATAGTCTGGAATAAAATCTGTTACACCCTGGAGATAAGTAGCCATGGTTAAATATATTTAAATGTTGTTTTGTTAGCTCTTTTACCAGATAATTTTCTACTTAGAGTACTTTTTGTAATATTTAATACTTCACATAACTCAGCTAAAGAATTATATACAATATTTGTAGTTGTATCTATAATTTTTTTACCTTTTTTTAGTCTATGCACTTTTTTAAAATCTATAAGTTCTCTTGATCTTTGTAATAATTCTTTATGCTCTGGTGAAAGAGTTCTTTCTTTAAGTTTTTGAATACAAAGTTCTGATGGTTTTTGACCTTTATTAGCAATTCTTAGTTTTTCCTTTGTTTCTTCAGAGTGTATAGAATTTCCATTTGGGTCTGTCGGTTTTAGATTATAACCAATTGTTCTATCTAAGCAATTAAGTTCATTAACCCAGTAGTGTTCTTTAGCATGTAAATCATTTATATCACATTTTTCAACTATTTCAAAAACAAAGTTTTCTTCACCATACTTAATCCATGCTTTTTGTAAATAACTATTATGATGTTTATTTTGTCTTAGATCATAGAGATGACCATTTATTCTAGTTCTTACATTAGAGGCACAACCAATATATATCTTACCACTAGCAATACTAGTAATCTTATATATTCCGGGATTTGATTGTAAGTACGTTGCCATATTAGTATCTTTCTTATTTAAATATATTAAAATTTTTTAAGTTTAATAAACTTATAAGGTTTACTAAGGGGTAACTATAGGAAACACAGAGTAAACATAACCTCCATTCTTAAAGGTTGTACCACCAAATCTTTTACCATACATGGTTTGGAAAATAGCAGTTTGCATTTCAGGTGTAAGGCCAGCTTCTTCTAATTGTTGAGCATAAGCAATAGCATCTTTTTGTGCTTGTCCCGGATCTACTTGTTTATCAGTAGGAGTATAATTTACCCAGCCACCCATAGAAGGATCCACTTGATAATTAGGATATAACTGATTAAGAGCATCTGTCTTAGTCATATTAGTAAGAAGATTCTTTTTAGCTTCTCTTGTTATTTTTCTAGCCTGTCTCTTAGAGTTATCATATTGATTTCTTGCAATAGCAGATCTATCTAAGTATTGTTGCTCAGATGCAGCATCCATACCTCTTTCTTGATTCTCTAAGTCATTGACTTTATACTCATGTTGTTGGCCGGCTCCTTGGTTCATAGTATTATACTGATTACCAATAGTAGCAAGTTGTTCTGCAAACTGACCAGCCAATTGACTTTGTCTTGCACTAGCTTGTCTAGGGTCTCCTGCAAACTCACCAAAATATTTACCACCTGTGATTTGGTTATACAATGCGGTAGGGTCAAAGGTATGTAGATCTGGTTTAACTAAATCTACATCAGTACGTTGAGGAAGATATTTATTAATACTAGCTTGATCTATTGCAGCTCCTGTAACATCCATAACATCTTGTAACCATGGACCACTTCTTTTTCTTGGAGGAGTCATACCCATAGCACCAGATTCAGTACTTCCTTCAGAACCATCAGGACAATCACATTCTTCACCAGGCATAAGAGCTCTTGTTACTTCTTTTCCAGTTTTTGGATCTACACAAGTACAAGTATCCATTGAGCTATCACCAGGCGGTTCTTCTAACTGTAAGAAGTCAACTTCTTCTTTTCCTGGAGTAGCTGACTCACCTTTCTTAATACAGTCTGCAAATTGAGATGTTAAACCAGCTACAGTACCATGTCCTTGTGAAGCAAGTTCTTGCGGAGAAACACCTTTAGATAACTGATTACATATGGTATCTCTCCAAGCTTGATTAGGTGCACCTGTTCCAGGTTTTGCTTTTCCTAACGTACTACTAGCACTTCCTGGAGTAATTGAACCTTTTGCACATGTGCCATCTGCTAACTTTACATATCCTGGAGGACAACTAGTACCTTTTTCTTTTCTGATATTCTCAGCTTTCTTTCTTCTCTCTTCAAGTTCAGCTTGAGTAAGAGCTCTTTGTCCACCACCATCTTGAAAAAATCCACCGTAAGCAAACTCTGGATAAAAACTACCCATCTCCATACCATACTGCGCCATCATTTCTGGTGTAGCAATAGGAGCTCCACTAGGCATTTGTTCTGGCATATCTTGTTGTGGTACTTGCTCTTGTGGTTTTGGTGGCATGATATCTTCAGGTGAAATACCTTTAGCTTCTAAAGCTGGTTTAGCAATTTCTGGAATGCCTTGTTCAAATCCTTTCTTAGATTCTTGTACTAATGCAAGTTCTCCTAATTTAATTACAGCATTCTTAATCATAAGCTCTGCTGTTTTTTTAGAAATATTATCTGAGTTAGGGTCTCTAAGAATTTTTACATATTGATTAAGACCAAACTTCTTAGAAATTTCTGCTGGAGTATAACCTCCTTGTTTTGGAGATAATCCAAATCTTTTTAGAACAGCAGGATCTTTTATCTTCATTGATCTAGTATCACTAAAGATAAAACTTTCATCAGGTAGATTTAATGGAACACCACCTTCTGTATGTCTTGGTCCTTGAATTTTATAAAATGCTGGAATGCTTCCTGTATTTACTACAGCAGTTTCTCCACCTTCCGCTTCTAAGTTTGCGTCTTCTCTTGGTACTGCACCAATAGATTCTTTAACCTCAGGTTCTGGAATACCAGATTGTCTAGCATAGTCACCACCACCCCATACAGAAATATCATTCATTAATGAACCATTAACTTGATATCCAGTTCTGGCTTTAGGAATTGCTTTGATTTTAACTCTTCTTAACATCTTATAAAATTATATAAATTCTAATTCACCACCATTAGCTAAGAACTCTTCTATTTCTTCATCAGTCATATCAAGTTCATCACCTACAGTAGAACCACCATATTTAGAGTAAAGGCTATTACTTAGATTAGCTTGTTTATCAGGAATGTAGTTACCATATTCATCATGTGTTCCTTCTTGTCTTCTAGCCATTGTACCAGTAAGTTCTTCATGGGTAAGTGGTCTAAAATCTTCTTCCTGTCTTCTTCCTAAGAAAGAAGCTAATTTATTTACACCAGCATTAGCAGCGCTAATTGCTTGTGGGAAGTTTACATTAAATGCATTCTTAACTTTATAGTCTACAGTATATTCTTCTGGAGCAAAGTTTGCTTCATCAGCAATATTCTTTCTACTATCCATCATCATTTGTTGACCTAATGGTTTTAGATCACCAAGAGTTTTAACCGGTAGTGGTTCAAGTCTTTCATCTTGGTCTACAGATGCATGAAGTGGATCTCCTCCAGTTGCATACATATCCATATCTCCACCATATTGAGCACCTCTTAATCCACCTCTAGTAGTAGGATTAACTTTCATTCTATTAAGTGGATTAGTTCTCATAAAGCCTCTATCAAATGTACCTGTATTAGTAGGTGACACTCTCATTTGGTTTAATGGATTGGTAGCCATCTTTTGCATAGGGTTTGCTCTTTCAAACTCTCTAGCTTGCTCTTCTGGCGTACCATACTTTCTTTCACCTCTGTTTCTTTGCATGTTAGAAGTAAATTCACCTAAAGCAACTTTACTTCTAGTAAATGGATTTAAACCTTCTGTATTAGAAAAAGTAGGTGTAGATTTTGCATCCGCAGGTTTAGCAGCTGGAGTTGTTGTACCAGGAGTATTTGTTCTTGGTGCTAATTGATTAGGATTATTATAAGTAATAGAATACTTTTTAGGTCTTCCCATTAGCCCTGACTTAGTAACATCTATCTTAGAAATGTTTCCACCTGGAACACCCGGCATGTTAAATGATTGACCATCAGCACCGTAAGGACCCTTAGTAACTTTGTTCCAAGAACCAGCATACCATGGCATCATAGAACCATTACTAAACATGCCCATACCAGGATAGTTCATTGGATAACCATTAGGCATTTGTTGTCCTTGTTGTGTTTGTCTAGTTCCAGGATTTACTTGATAGTTAGGAAATAAGTTTTGAAAACTTGCATCAGATTGGTAAGTAGGATTAACCTGGTTGATAGCTTTATCAAATGGACCTACTGTATAACCTTGTATGTCTTCTGCATTTACTTCTTCTTCAGTTGCTCTAGCTCCGGGT